AATAATGAATGTAATATACCTTATGAGGTCTTAAATTTTGATACATTTGAATTAAGGGTGTATGCCTATCAAGTTGATGGCGATGAGTTGATATTAAGATATTCACCTACTTACACAAATGCTTACTTAAGAGCAGGAAGCTATGATGCGGATGCAACACAAGGTGAAGAAATAACACCAAGTCAATTTGAACAATATGAACAAGCATTAAATGATGGACTTGTTGAAGTAAATGATAAATTGGAAGATGTTAATACCGCAATAGATGAGACAAACAATCTTAATATTACTGTTTCTAAATTAAATAAGATAACAACTGTTGCTTTAACAAAAAAAGATAGTACAATTCAAACGGTGCAAATATTAGATGGACAACAAGGAGAAACTGGAGAACAAGGTGAACAAGGTATTCAAGGTGAAAAAGGCGAAAAAGGCGACAAGGGAGAAAAAGGTGATACCGGAGCAACAGGACCTCAAGGACCTCAAGGAATACAAGGTGAGCAAGGGCCTAAAGGTGATGTTGGACCACAAGGACCAAAGGGAGAAAAAGGTGATAAAGGTGATCCCGGTAGTGCTGATTTAAGTAATTATTATACTAAAGCAGAAGTTGATAACTTGATTCCAACTGTTCCAACTAATATAAGTGCATTTACAAATGATGTAGGTTATTTAACACAACATCAAGATATAAGCGGAAAATTAGATACAAGCAAAGTTAAAAATACTAATTCAACAACAGCTGGTGATGTTTATGATGTTAGATATATAAATAGTTTGATAGGAGATATAAATACAATATTAGCTACTCTAACAACAGTTAGTGGAGGTGGTGAATAATGCCTACAACAAGCGATTATTTATCACAATTACAAAAAGATAGAGAAGATTTAGTTGATAATCTTGAAACACAAGGAATAAGTGATTTAACGGGTGATGAAACTTTTACTGAATTAGTGCCTAGAGTGTTAGAAATTCAAGGTGGAGGTGGCAATAATTTTAATATTTTTATTCAAAATGAACAACCTACCGAAACTGAAGGAATATGGATAAAAGATAATATACAATTTGATGATATACAAATATTAGCAAATAATATTAACGATATTACTTGGATTAATGGAGCAAATATGCCAACAACATTGAGAGAAATTGCTTGTGCAGTAATTGAAGATGATATATATTTAGTGGGTGGACAAACAAGCGGCAATACTTATTCAAATAAAATTTATAAGTATAATATTAATAATAATTCTTATACAGAGATAGCAACTTTACCTTATTCAGCATATGGTATAGGTTCAGTAGCATATAATGATGATATTTATTTATTTGGTGGTAGAAATGGAAGCACTTTATATAATTATGCCTACAAATATGATATAAAAAACAACCAATTCACAAGGCTGACAAATATACCAATTAATGTTGGACAAATGGGTTACCTTATAAAAGATGATAATGTTTATTTAATTGGAGGTACTATAAGTAATGGACAAACAGATAACGTTTATAGATATAATATAACTAACAATACTTATACAAAATTAGCAAATCTTCCATATAAAAGAAACACTCCTGCCGTTTGTTTAGCATATGATGATATTTATATATTTGGTGGTCTTGGTGGTAGTAATTTAAACACAGCTTATAAATATAATATAACTAGTAATACTTATTCACAATTAGCAAATCTTCCAGAAGCAGCATATGGTAGAGGATGTGTGAATTACAAAAATAATATTTTTGTCTTTGGTGGTTTTAGTAATACATCTTTAAATGTTTTTTATAAATATGATATTGATACAAATACTTATACCTCAATTACAAATATACCAACAAAAAATGGAAGAGTTTCATCTTGTTTAGTTAATGATAAAATTTATTTGTTTGGTGGAGACACAGGAGGAACAGGATTCACAAATATAGTACAAATTGCAACAATTGATGATAATTTGAAATCATATTTAAACGATAAAAACACTTTGCTATTAGATGTTCAAAGTTTAAATAATAAAGTTAATTTAATAAATAATTTGTATTTATATTTAAAATATGTTGATTATTTTTCAATCAACGATGGTTTAGTAAATATAGAAGTTTACTTTAACGATGGCACTAGTTGGAAAAAAATTTGTTAGGAGTTGATAAAATGCTAACTGATGAAGTTTTGGAAAAAGTGATAGAAAGATTAACACAAAGAATTAATCAAGGAAACGAATATATTATAAATGAAATTGGAAAGAGTATTGGTAAATTAAGAACAGTTACACCATCAAAAGCTCATCAGTTAGCAGCTATCCTTAAATATGGTGGCAATTATGAAAAAATAGTTCAACAGCTTTCTAAAATAACAAAATTAAATGTGCAGGACATATATAAAATATTTGAGGAGGTTGCTAAAAATGATTATCAATTTGCACAGCAATTTTATAAATACAGGAATGTTGAATATATACCTTACGAAGAAAACACAACATTAAAAAATATGGTTAATTCAATAGCAAAAATTACGGCAGATAGTTATATAAATTTATCAAAAACGAGCGTAATGGGATATGGAATTAAAGATAATGAAGGCAATTTAATTTTTAGAAATTTAAAACAAATATATTACGAATTGATAGATGAAGCAATTTTAAATGTAGGAACCGGTAAAGAAACATTTGATAGTGCTATGTATAGAAAATTAAAAGAAGTTGGAGAAAGCGGATTAAAGGTTGTATATCCTACTACATATATTGGTAAAGATGGAAAAGAACATCATTATACAAGAAGATTAGATAGTGCGTTAGCTATGAATATGAGGGATGGATTAAGACAATTACACAATGAAACACAACAACAATTTGGTAAGGAGTTTAAAAGTGATGGCGTAGAAATATCCGTTCACCTTAATCCTGCACCAGACCATGAAAATGTACAAGGACATCAATTTAGCAATGAAGAGTTTGAGAAATTTCAAACGGATCAAGATTGTTACAGTTATGATGGAACATTTTACCCGGCTACTTCAACTGAAACAGGACATGATAGGCGTTCAATAGGCGAATATAATTGTTATCATTATATATTTAGCATAGTATTAGGAATAAGTAAACCTGAATATACGCAAAAGCAATTACAAAAAATAATTGATAATAATAACAAAGGATTTGAATTTGAGGGTAAACATTACTCTAATTATGAAGGAAATCAGTTACAAAGGAAAATAGAAACTGAAATTAGAAAAGCGAAGGATAATCAAATATTAGGAAGAAAAAGTGGTAATGAAAAACTAATTGCTGAAAGTCAAGAAAGAATAAGATTATTAAATAGTAAATATAAAAAATTAAATAAAATAAGTGGTTTGCCTAGTGCTGTTGACAGAGCTAGAGTAAGCGGATATAGAAAGATAAAAATAAATAGAACATAAAAAAATGTTCTTTTTTTTTGTTAAAATGGTTTACTTTTTTTAAAATATATAGTAATATAATTACACGAAGGAGGTGAAATCAATGAGTACAAAAGAAAAAAAAGAGGAAATAGTATTAAAACCAATACAAATAAAAAAGATAAAAATAACTATTAAAGGTAAATCATCATTAATAGTAAATAATTTTAACGAAAAAAGTAAGCAACAAATAATTGATGCTCAAATGAAAAAAACAAAAACTAAGGAATTAAGAAATCCAATTGAAGATTTTATGAGAGCTTGTTATTGGTTAACACCAATGCCTAAAGAATTTACTGAAGAAAGTTTTGAAAAAGCTTTAAAAGAGGGAGCTAGATTTGGATTCCCATCAAAAGGAATTAAAGCAAGTATTGTTTCAGGTGCATATAGAAATGGTGCTTCAAAAGATAAGGTTAGTTTGTATGGGGCTTTCTTTATACCAGAAGAACTTATAGAAATAAAGTTTAAAGAAATTTCAATGCGTGAAGATTATGTAAGAATAGCACATGGTGGAACCGATGTAAGATTTAGACCTGAGTTTAAAGATTGGACTATGACATTTGAAATGGAATATAATGAGAACACATACTCTTTAGAACAACTAATTAATTTTATTAATTTAGGCGGATTTAGTTGTGGATTAGGTGAAATGAGAACTGAAAAAGGCGGAAATAATGGTGCATATGAAGTATTAACTAAATAAAAGTTTTGGCAGGTTCGGCTCGATTTGGTGGATTAGGTTGAGGTTTGTTATGTTGCGTCAGGTCAGGTGGGTCTTGTTTTAGTTTGTTTAGTTGGGGTAAGGTCCGGCAGGTCTGGTACAGTGCGTTGTGTTGAAATATGGTCTGTTACGTTTTGGCAGGTCAGGTGGGGTCAGTTGGGGTTCGATTTGGTCTGGTAAGGCAGCTGTGGTGGGTTAAGTTTTGGTTTGAACCGGTATGTTAAGGCAGCCATGGTTCGCTTTGGTGGGTTAGGGCTTGTCCTGTTCCGTTGAGGTGTGTTTAACTTAAATTTACATTATAAATTATAATATGAAAGGATGCTTTTATGAAAAAATATAGTTGGAAAACAGTGGGGTTTAGTGCAAATGCACAAAAAATTGGTGAAGAATTAAAATGTTTTAAATTATGCAAAAAAAAATATTAAAAGTGAGTTGCATAAATGTTTTGAATGGGATGATACAATTGCAGGTGAAAAATATAGATTAATTCAAGCAACTAGAATAATTAGTTCAATATCTTTTGTAATTGAAGAAAAGCCTAAAAAAACGCAAAAAATATATTATAGTATAAAATCAGAAGAAAAAGATGTATCAAAATTTAAAAATATTAAAGATATATTGGAAGATGATGATGAATATTATGTATTATGTAATAAAGCAAAGCAAGAATTAGAAAGTTGTAAAAGCAAGTATGATGATTTAATAAAAAAAGAAGATTTAAAAAATATTATTTTTAATATTTATAAAGAAATATAATATATTTAAGGAGAAATAATAATGGTGAAATTAGCAAAACAATATTATAGATTAGTTGATGGTGCTAAGAAAGTAAATTGTTATCATCTTAATATTAGTAAAGATACAATAAAAAAGGCAAACATAGATGAAAATGCTGAATTAAGTATTAAAATAAAACATAAGAAATTAATAATAGAAGAAAAAAAATAAAGAACATAATACAATGTTCTTTTTTAAATGTACTTTACAAAAATATAAATTTATATTATAATTTCTATAAAGGAGGTAAATTATGAATAAGTTTATTGATAGATTAGAATTTAGGATTACAGTATTGATGTGTGCAACAATTGTAATTTGCTTTGTAGCTTATATTAGTAATTTGGTAGTAATAAAAAAATATATTGATGTTGAAACCAAAAATGCTAAATTGGAGCAACAAGTAATTGATTATAAATGGCAACTTGAACAAGTTGAGAATATTATAAAAT